AGACCTAGTTATAACAGACCCACCATATAATGTAAATTATCAAAGTAATTCAACAGGAATGAAAATAATGAATGACAATATGGAAGATGATGAGTTCGAAAAGTTTTTATTTTATGCTCATAAATGTATGTATGATTTTTCAAGAGAAGGAGCACCGATATATGTATTTCATTCGGATGTTGGTGGTTATTCATTTAGAAAAGCATTTATTGATGCAGGATATAAAATGGCAGAATGTTTAATATGGTTAAAAAATCAATTCGTATTAGGTAGACAAGATTATCAATGGAGGCACGAACCAATTTTATATGGATGGAAAGAAGGAGCTGGACATACTTGGTATGGTGGTAGAAGCCAATCAACAATTTTAGAGTCAGACATTGATGAATTAAAAAAGTTAAGTAAGAAAGAATTGCTAGAGCTAATAGAAGAATATCAAAAAGGAATACCAACTAGTGTTATTGAATACGAAAGACCTAAAAAGAATAAATTGCATCCTACAATGAAACCATTAGGGTTGCTAGGAATATTAATGCAAAACAGTTCTGCAAAAGGAGATATTGTTTTAGACTTATTTGGTGGAAGTGGTAGTACATTGATGACTGCAGAAAAATTAGATAGAATAGCATATCTAGTAGAACTTGATCCACTATATTGTGATGCAATTGTAAAAAGATATATACAAGAAAAGCAAAATACGGATGATATAATTATTACAAGGAAAAATAAAGAATATACATACAATGAAATATTTAAGTAGGAGGGATGTCATATGGCAACACCAGGAAGAAAACCAAAGCCTACTCAAATGCACATACTGAATGGGAATCCCTCTAAAATAAGGCTTGAAGATAGAATAAGTAATGAAGTGAAAATGAAAGAATATGCACCAGGGGAATATCCACAAGCACCAGAGTGGCTTGATGAAGTGGCGAAAGAAGAATGGAATAGAGTTGCTCCAATGTTAGCAAATAGTAAATTAATGACAGAAGCAGATACAAAAGCATTAGAAGCTTATTGTAAATGTTGGAGCAGATACATAGAAGCGGAAAAGCAAATGGATGATATAGGTAGTACAATATTTCAACCTAATCAAAAAAGTAAATATATACAACAGTTACCACAAGTAGCCATAGCTCAAAAATATTTGAAATTATGCAAAGATTTTATGACTGAATTTGGTCTGACTCCAAGTAGTCGTGGAAGAATGCAATTGCCAGGAGAACAAGATGAAGATGAAATGGAAACATTGTTTAGGAAGGCGATGCATTAATGTATGATGAAGAAAGAGCTCAAAGAGCGGTTAACTTTGTAAAACTGTTAAGAAATACACAAGGAGAATATGCAAAACATCCATTTAATTTGATGCCATTTCAAGAAAAAATGATAAAAGATATATTTGGAACAGTAAATGAAGAAGGCTTTCGAGAAATTCGAGAGGCTTTTATTTTTTTACCAAGAAAGAATGGAAAAACTGAATTAATAGCGGCGCTTGTACTTTATTGTTTATTTATGGATGATGAGTACGGTGCTGAAATATATAGTGCGGCAACATCAAGAGAACAGGCAACAAAAGTATATCAAGCTTGTTGTGCGATGATTCGTATGAACAGAGCATTATCAAGTAGATGCAAAATAATAGAATCACAAAAGAGAATAGTAAGATATGATACAAATTCATTTTACAGAGCAATATCTGCAGAAGCAGGAACTGCACATGGTTTTAATGCTCATGTAGTAATCTATGATGAAATACACGAAGCACCAAATAGAGAATTGTATGATGTTTTGAAAACATCAATGGGAGCTAGAAGGCAACCATTATTCATAAGTATAACAACTGCAGGAGCTGACACAAATGGAATATGTTATGAGTTATATAACTATTCTAAAATGCAAATAGGAAAAAAAGAAAGAGGAGAAGAATATGACAAAACATTCTATCCAGTAATATATGAAGCACCAGCAGATGCAGATATATGGGATGAAAAAACTTGGTTTGCGGCAAATCCTGCATTAGGTGTTTTTAGAAGTTTAGAAGAATTTAGACAGACGGCTATAAGAGCTAAAGAAATCCCATCATTAGAAGCAGGGTTTAGAAGGTTGTACCTTAATCAGTGGGTCAATTCTGATGTTGCTTGGATGGATATGGCAAAATGGCATCTATGTAGTGGTTTTATACCAGAGTCAGAACTATTAGGTAAAGAATGTTATTGTGGACTAGATTTATCTGCAACAACTGACTTAACATCTGTAAACTTGGAGTTCAGACTAGATGATGGAAGATATGTAATGCTATCACATAGTTTTATACCAGAAAATAGAATTCAAGAAAAGGAAAAGGTGGACAGAGTTCCATATTCTGTTTGGATAAAGCAAGGATATATTACTGCTACACCACGGAGATGTTGTAGATTATGAATTCGTAAAGGCTTATATTAGAACGGCCGCTATGAAATTTCAAATAAAAGAAGTTTGTTATGATCCGTGGAATAGTACACAAATTGCGAATGATTTGGAAAATGAAGGTTTCATAATGGTAGCAGTAAGACAGGGATATGCAACATTGTCTGAACCAACAAAAGATATATTAGCATTGGTATATCAACAGAAAATAATACATAATCAAAATCCAGTGTTAACTTGGGCAATAAGTAATTGTATCACTAGACAAGACCCTAATGGAAATATATGCCTAGACAAAGCAAAAAGTAAAAACAGAATAGACCCAGCAGCGGCTATGGTAAATAGTCACACAAGAGCAAGGTTATTAGATACAACAATAGACTTAAATAAATTAATACTTGGAGATGAATTTTCGTTATAGGAGGGGAAAATGGGAATACGAAAAATTATTAAAAATTTAATAAATAATGAAGCAACAGAAACAGAAAATGAAACAAATGTAACCACTCCTTCTAAATGGTTTATAAATTGGATAAATGGTGGAGAAACAGAGTCAGGAGAAATAGTAAATGAAGAAACAGCAATGAAAATGGCAACAGTATATGCTTGTATAAGATTATTGAGCCAAAGTGTTGCAAAATTACCATTACATGTATATAACGATAAAAATGGAAAAAAAGAAAAAGATGAAAAGCATCCAGTAACTTATTTACTTGAGAACAGACCTAATCCATATATGACACCATTTGATTTTAAAATGACAATGGAAGCTCACAGACAATTATATGGAAATGCATATGCAGAAATTCAATTTGGTAGAGATGGATATCCAAAAGCATTATGGATATTAAATCCAGAATTGACTGAAGTTGTAACAGATGAAAAAAACCATGGAAAAGTTTGGTATACAACAGTTTTACCAGATGGACAATCAGTAAAATTAAAATATGAAAATGTTCTACATATAAAAAATATAGGACTTACAGGACTAAAAGGAATGTCACCAATTGCAGTAGCCAGGGAAACAATTGGAAGTCAAATGGCATCACAAAAATATTTGGCTAAATTTTATAAAAACGGAACTACAGCAAAAGGTGTGCTAACAGTACCAGGTGTAACATTAAAACCAGAAGCTAAAAAAGTAGTAAGAGAAGAATGGGAAAAGATGAATACAGGAATGACTAATGCAAATAGAATAGCAATATTAGATTCAGGAATAACCTATCAAGATTTAACTATGAGTCAAGCAGATGCACAATTTATAGAAACACAAAAATTAAATACTACTGATATAGCAAGAATATATAATGTGCCACCACATATGATAGCAGATTTAGAACATGCAACTTTTTCAAATATAGAACACCAATCAATAAGTTATGTAAAAAATACATTACAACCATTATTAGTAAGTTGGGAACAAGCATTGAAATATCAATTATTTACTCCTACAGAACAAAAGAATTATTATTGTAAATATAATGTAGAGTCAGAATTAAGAGGAGATAGTAAATCAAGAGCAGAGTTCTACGAAATAATGGAACGAATAGGTGCATACAATATTGATGAAATAAGAAATAAAGAAGATTTACCAGAATTAGAAAATGAGTTAGGTAAAAAACATTTGATTAGTTTAAATTATACATTTTTAGATAAACTAGAAGAATATCAGATGGCAAAAGGACAGAACAGTACAGAAAAGAACACAGAAGAAGAAACAGAAACAGAAGAAAACAAAGAAATAGAAAATACCGAAAATACCGAAAATCACGGTAAAAAAAAGGAGGTGCAGAAAAATGAATAAGTTTTGGAAATGGAACGATTCTGCAATTCAAATTCCAGAATTAATACTAGAAGGAGAAATTGCATCAGAAACTTGGTGGGGAGATGAAGTTACTCCTAAAATTTGCAAAGATGAATTGGATAAACATAAAGGAAAAGATATAACTGTATGGATAAATAGTCCAGGTGGAGATGTAATTGCAGGTAGTCAGATATATACAATGTTAAAGGAACACCAAGGAAAAGTAAGTAT